CCGCAGTTGGACATCCAGATCGGCCACCACCTCCGCCGCCGCAAGCATAAGTTACGTCTGTTCCTGTGTAAGTGCTTGGTGAACCTGCACCGCCATCTCCTGATCGAGAATTTGAAGATGCTGATTGACCACTCGCAGAAGCGCCGCCGCCTCCACCGCCGGTCATATAAATTCCATTTCGGCCGCCTGACCCGCCTGAATTTCCTTGCCCACCTGTTCCTGATCCGCCGGATCCACCTGGAGAGTTTCCTCCCGATCCGCCGCCACCAGATCCGCCTGGTACCCCTGGATTATTATTGTGAGGACCTTGGTCTCCACCTTGACCACCACCTGTAGAAGCTGTCAAAGTTCCAAATTGTGAGTTACCGGCATTTCCTGTATTTCTTGAAGTTGATGTAGACCCTGCTCCAATTGTTACTGTGTATGAAGCTGGCGCACTTACTGGAGAATTAGGAAACTGTTGAAAGCCCCCAGCTCCCCCGCCGCCGCCAGGAGTTCCGCCACCACCACCGGCAACAACTAAAATATCTGCATTAGCAGTTCCTGGTTGTACTTTAAAAGCAGGTTGAGTTGTTTTGATTGTTGAAATTTTTCCAAACGAGTATGTTGCAGTTGGTCCCGTTAATCCACCGTTTAATCCTTTTGGCATATTATTTCGCGTCCCATTGGTTAGTTGTACTATTCCACCAAAACTCATTACCTGTTTTAGTAGAAGTTGTTAAATCATATTCTAAACCTTCAAAGTTACCTTCAGCTTCATTCCACTCAACTGCCATTTCAGGTTGAGTATCGTCAACAGGATAACCACTATCATCAAATCCTCTTGTCCATTCAACAGGTGCTTTCCAATCACCTACGTTGTCTAAATCTTCAACCCAAGATGGATATGGTTTAGGTAAAATGAAAATATCTCTGACAGGATCATATATACAACCTTTACCTGCAAATCTTCTTCTAAAGTTTCCATTATAAGAAGTTTGTTTCCAAGTTGTACCTGCTTCAGTTTTCGGAAGATTTTCGTTACACCAAGCTTCAGCTTGTGCAGACTTATCTTGCAAAGCAATTTTGTTAGAAACTACTAAGACATTTAATACTTCATTATCACTATTTAATTCAGCAAAATGTGCCATTTAATTTCTCCTTATGTTGGCCATACACCTTGAACAGTATATTCGTACTGTTCAGATAGTGTCCATACTCCAGGTGCAATAGTTCCGTTAGGAAAATTCGCACCGCCTATTAAGCTTCCGTTAACTCCGTGCATTAAGTTCCTCTATTAGTCAGTTAAAACTTCGTAAGCAACTGTAGCGTCTAATTTACTTGCTGCATCTGCTCCACCTTCTAAAGTGTCTCCTTCTTCTAAATAGAAGCCTGAGTTTTTATCAGTGACTACTAAAGCTGAGTTAGCCGGTACAGAAATTGCATTTGCAATTTTTCTTGTATTCGTACTATCGTCGATAGCTAAAGTAACTTGATGCGCCGCCGTAGTAGTGTTTGCTACAACAATGCTATTAATTTTGTAAACGTCATCTGATGCTGCTGCATTGATAACTAAAGATGTAGTTAAAGTTGCAGATAACGTGAAAGTATCCGTTTTACCTGTAATTGTTGCTACATTTACTAGATTTGGTGCTGCCATTTTTTATCTCCTTATTATATTATTAACCAAAAACTAATGCCATTGCAATAGCTTTACCAGTTGTTATTCCCGCCTGAGCGAAACTTAAATTACCAGAGCCATCTGTAACTAAGGCTTGGTTTGCTGATCCGTCAGCGCTTGGTAAAGTAAAAGTTACGTTTGATGAAACTGTAGTCGGTGCTTTGAAAGCAACGAAATTAGAGTCATCTGCGTCTCCAAACTTTAACAAATTTTGTGTTGCTAATTGAATGTCGGAAGAATCTCCCATTACATCAATTATGTTTGTTCCATTAGAATATAAGAACTTATGACTTTTGTCAGTTGTTGCAAAAGTTGATCCTGTGCCTGATGCTGTTTTAAATAATACTGTGTATGCTCCTGATGTAGAATTTTTAACAATGTATCTCATTTCTACTGAATCAGGAATAGTTACAGTTTGATTTCCTGTGATAGTACCAGTTAACTCAATAATAGTTGTTGCTACTTCTGAACCTGTGTTACCGTTAGTGACACTTAAAGCTGTTGTTTGTGCTCCGCCTGCTATTGATTTAGCAATATAACCGGAAGCAATTTGTTGCATAATGTTAAGGTTCGTGTTTGTTTTATCACCCCACGTACCTGAATTTTCTCCAGTTGCCATTAATTCAACACCTAAAGACGAATATGTTGATGCCATAATTTTTTCTCCTTAAATTTATTTTACTTTATGCAGCTATCTCTGTCCATACTGCACTATTATTTGGATCGATTTCGTTCCAAACATTTACGCTCTCTGTACCAATTGTAGGCGTTAGAGTAAGCCCTGTCAACTCTGCCTCTGCTGAAGCACCTGCAACAGCAGAATTTATTTCTACTGTACCTGCTAAAACTCCTGTTACATCTACAGGCGTTAATGCATCAAGAGCAGCAGTGCCATCAGAAATATCTAAAATTTGTCCTGTTAATTCTAATGTAGCTGTACCTGTGATTGTAACTGTACCAATTGAAGAAGCTAAAACTTGTCCTGTAACTTCAGCGTCTGGTGCAGGATCTACAGTGCCTTCTGCTGTAGTCATAAACATATTTACTGCAGCTGTGCCCCATTCTTGTTGGCCCCAACCTATTACACCATAACCTGGATTTGATATTGTACTTAATTGAACGTCTGCACCAGCTTGTCCTTCAGATGTTCCTAATGAGGATGTTATAGATTCTGCTGTTGCTGTAATTGAAACTGATAATGTTGAAGTACCCCAATCGTTTTGACCCCAAGTTAATCTGCCCCAACCTAAATTAATTTCTGAATCAATAGTAACAGAAGCTACTGTAGAATTAATTTGTTGTCCTGTTGCTAAAGCGTCTCCTGCTATACCCCACGCATCAGAACCCCAAGTTAATCTACTCCAACCTTCGTTTACTTCTGCATCAATTGTAACTGATGCAAGAGTTGAATCTAACTGTTGTCCCGTAGGTGCAGCTGCCTCATCAGAGTCACCCCAAACTTGTTCGTTCCAAGCACTTCTTGACCAACCTTGAGTAACATCCGTTGTAACTGTTACATCTGCTAGTGTACTCTGTAATTCTATTCCTGTAATTACAGCGTCTCCAATTGCTCCCCAAGTTGTGAAGCCCCAAGTGTTTGCACCATATCCTGCATTTATTTCATTAAGTATAGATACCGAAGCAACAGTTGTATTTATAGAGATTCCTGTTGCTGTTGGTGAAGAATCTTGTAATTCGTTCCATTCGTTAAAACCATAAGGACCTGCACCCCAACCTGTGGCTGGAGTTGCAATGAATGTTCCTATAGATGTATTTAGATTAGCACCACTTAGGTCGACAAGATTATTATCACTTTGCCAAGAATTATCTCCCCAGCGATTTGTTCCCCAAGTGGATGCCATCTAATTACCACCTTATGCGATTCTTAATATTGCTGCAGCCCTCGTAAAGTTTGGAAACTGAATTGTAAAAGTTCCCGATGTTGCAGTTTTATCTGCACCAAAGTCTAATACTGCTACAGCTTTGTTTGCATCAGTTGAGTTATAAAGTAAAGCACCTCTAGCTGTCAGAGTAACTCCTGTAAAAGATCTGTTTGCAAAATCTACGATTGCAACAGTTGCTGATAAAGAAGTTGTTTGTCCTGCTAGTACCCCACCTTTAGCTGCGTACTGACCAGATGCTGAAACTTCACCACTTGTTGTGTAAGATGTAGTTGCTGCACCTAAAGTTGCTGTTGAAACATATAATGCGATTTTAAAAACATCGCCACCATTTTGAAAGGCGTGTGTACCTTGTAACAATTCTCTTTTGAAAGAACTGCATACTGCTTGTGTAATTGCCATTTTTATCTCCTTTTAAATTTTATGGTGATGGAGATGGAACTTTAACTCTCGGTACCCCATCATCGTACTCGCCTCTACGTCTTCGACCCATTTGTTCGATTCCAAAGGCTTGTATTTCTTGATTATACTTGTTTTGATAGGTGTTGTATAGAGTATCAGGACTTTTTAGAAAAGTAAGTGCCTCTACCATTGCTCCCAAAAATAAAAGATCAGGGGCTTTTGTACTTAAATATGTTGAGGTTTTTTGATTAGGTACAACAGCAGCATTATCTGAACTAAATAAATGTTCAGGATATTTAACGTAATTTATTTGAACTGAATCAGCCGCATCAGGAACAGGCGCAACCACGATGTATTGGTTACCATCAGTATTCTGCCACATAGCATAATATTTAGGAGTTCCTGTTGCATCTGTAGGATTAAACTCGCTTATAAATGAATTGTCTCTTTTTTCTAAAAATGTTCGTGTATTGTTGCTTGCTATATGCTGAACAGATCTAATTACTTGTAAATCTGTAGGAAGTAATAAATATCTGTTATTTGCTTGAAACGTGGCCGTTGCATATTTTCTATTATAATCACCGTCCACTGCTCTATAAATTTTAACTTCTGCATCTTTGATAAAATCATCAACAATAGCGTCAGTTAAAACATTTGAATCTACTTCAGTGTAGTTTCTTATTTTAGTTATTAATTGTGAATACGTTATAGACATTATGAAATCTCCACAGTTACAGATCCAACAGACGATAACGCCTGTCTAGAATTATTTACATCGTTTGGTGTCACAGGATTAGGCTGCATACCATTAGATTGAAATTGACCTGGCCAAGCAGCTGGTGATAAATCAACCAATGCACCCGAACCTGGGTTTACATCAGGTCTTGGTTTTAAAAGAGCTATTGCATCTGCTTTATGATATGGTGGATCTAATTGTGGATGTTTAGCTTCATACTCTGAAACGTGCACAATAGAACCATTCCACTCTTTAACCATTTCTTTATATGGAAACTCCATACCTGATCTATCTGATATCGCTTTTGATCTTTTACCTGTTGCGTATGCCATTAAACTCCATCTCCATAAAATGTTTGAGGTGAGATATAAACTGAAGTTCTTTGCCCATCTTCAGTTAACGCTCTCTGTAACTCATCCTCATAAAATAATTTTAAGCCTTGTGTTAATTGTGGTGCTTTTTTTAATGATAAATAATACGCTAAGCCTGAGCACATACAAGGTAGAAATCTATAAACGATATCTGTTTGATTTGTATAAACACCGGCATCCTGTATTCTACCAATGTAATAATATTTCACATAAGTATACGTGCTTGCGTCAGGAGTTAAATATAAAGTTATTGTTGGTGTTATCTGTCTGTTTACAAAATATTGAGAAGGTTGTCCTCTCGAACCTTTGTTAGGTAAAGCAGCATAAGCTGATCTATCTATCTTTGTTAATGATACATCTGTGATTGATGTGCCTATTCCTGTGTTAGTAGAAATGTAAGCTTCTAACACGTCATTACAGTCTGCAGGAGTAGTGTACGTTGCTGTGCCTGCAGTTAATAACTGTTCCTTTAACGTTACCTTCCAAAGGTGAACACCTCTGTTACCCCACTCTGATAAAAGAAGATTTAAACTTCTTCTAGCTGATCTTAAATCTTTTCCACTATTAGTACGTACCCCGCATCTCTCGTATGCTTCTTCAATTATATCATCGATATTTAAATCGAATGCTGTAGTACCTGATGTTGCCATAGTTCATTAAATTAAATCTTTGATGTAAGACATATCCTTCATTGGTACAGATTCATCCTGCAAGCCCATACCTTTAGATCTTGCTTGACCATATCCTTTAACTTCCATACCTCCCATTGCTTTCATCATTTTGCCTGTCTTAGCTTTTGCTTTACCTGCAGCTGACATTTGATTAAATACACCACCTGGTTTTTTTGCTTTCATATTTTTTTCAATAGCCATACCTCTTTTTTTCTCATAACCTGATAATTTTCCATCTTTATCTAGATCTGCTTTTTTTGGGTTTTTTAACATAGTTTTCTCCTTTAAATTTTATGTGTTTATCATACCACCATAGTATTTCTTAGTAAACGTAGACACATTTGTAGGTTTACCACCCACTCCTTGTGCTTTACTTCTTTTTCTTGCAACAGCACTCCGCCTCTGAGAGTCTGTCATCCTTGCCGCTTTGGCAGCAGGCACGCATTTTGGATATTTTCGTTTGGCATCCGCACGTTGTTTGGATCGACCGCAGGGTGCATAAGATCCATCTTTTCGCTTGCTTCCAATATCTACCCATTTTTGACTGAACCATTCTTTTAGTCCTCCCTTTTTAAATGATTTTGAAAATCTTAATTCTAATCTTTTTGACTTACCTTGTTTAGTTCCTGATAACCCAAAACTAGAATCTTCATTTTCTTTTTTGATATCAAAACCTACAGCGCTATTGATATTTCGTTTATCTATTTTACTTATAGGTTTTTGAACTCTTGCACCTATTGATGTGCCTTTTTTTGAAACAGAAAAGTCTAGACCTGGAGTAGTTGCAAAGTCATCATCATCTAGAGTGATGCCACCTCCAACGTCTATACCTTTTTTTTCGCTCATTTCAATAAGTCGCCGTAATAATCTACTTTACTTTTATTTGAAACTTCTTTTCCATCTATATCAACTTTAATAAACTTACCTTGATATTCTGAAAGTGTACTATCAAATTTTTTTGTGGGTTTAAATCTGTTTGGCCCTGAAGCTTTTTTTGTTTGCATTCCTGGTTTCGTAAAAAAACGTCCATTACTTGCAGGTTTTGGTCCTTTGAAATCTTTTCTTTTTACACCGGAAGGATCTTTAATTTTTCCTGCGCATATTTTAGAAGCATAGGCGTTCGCATATGCACTGGGGTACACCTTGAATTTTCTTTTAGCGGCCGCTTTGCCTCTTGAACATAGTTTTGTCATAGTAAGCCTTTTGTTATAACAGGATTATTTTAACACTTATCAGAAGTGATTTCTAGACCTCATAAACAAAGTTTAAAACTATTCTTTTATCAGTTTTAAATGGGGTATTACCGGCGTGTTTAGTATTAGAGGGAAATAAGACGGCCTTGTTGATTTTAGGCGATCGTCTGTAAATTATTTGATCACCTTCATAGAAATAAGTATATCCATCAGAGTCATTTACATAATATATAAGAGAATAATAATTTTCTTTTGAACTATCAACGTGAATAGGGCCGTGAGAATCTAAGTTTGTCATTTTAGTAGTTGCTAGATTAGGTACTGTAAGATTTGCTTTTATTCTTTTTAAATTTTTTATAGGAGCGTGTGTGCTATTGATTACATTTATTATAGGTTCTACTAAGTCAAAATAGTGTGATTTTTTTCCTTCATTAAATAGTAAGTGAAATAGTAGAGGACTATCTATAATATTATTTTTTGAAAAATCTGCATCGGATTTACAAGACTTATCTTGGTAATACCAAGGAAAGTCATTTGTACAAATTTCTTTTTCTATATAGATAGCTTCTTCATCTTTGAGAAACTTATCAAATTTCCACAACTTCATTTGAAAGGTATAATATATTTCTTACCTTTTTTCTTATCCTTTTTTTTCTTGAACTTTTTCTTTTGAGGTGGAGTCTCAATTTGTTTTGTCATTTGTGCTCTTGATATTGCCATAGTATACTATACTATACTATACGATTATAAAATTTAAATCAACAAGAAAGTAACTATGAAGATACTTATATTCGGTCTACCTGGTTCAGGTAAAACTACTTTTGCTAAAGAATTAATCAAAGATAAAGATTGCTGTTATTTCAATGCTGATGAAATACGTAAGATGTATAATGATTGGGATTTTTCTAAAATGGCTAGAGTACATCAAGCTGTTAGAATGGAAAAACTTAATAAATCTACAATTAAAAATTGTGTAACAGATTTCGTTTGTCCTTACCCTTGCTTTAGAAACTTTTATGATATTACAATTTGGATGAATACAATTAAAAAGGGCAGATATGAAGATACAAATCAATTATTTGAATTATCTAATAATGCTACGAACCATAATTACAACCTGTCCTGTTTTTTTTATTGCTTTCTTAAAAAGTTCTTGGTGACCTTTGTGCCAAGGTTGGCATCTACTTACGTAATAACTGATTATAACTATGAAAACGTTTTGAAAGAGATACGTGATAAACTTTAAAAAACCACCTGCAGTGATGTTAGGTGGTAAATGCCACTAATAACAAAAAATAAAGTAGATTATTTATATTTTATCCATATACCTAGAACTGCAGGACGATATTTAAATTCTTTGTTTAAGGAAAACGGTTTTCAAATAATATATGATGATTATAGTGTAATAGATAATATTTCCAATAAAGAAATACCTCATTTAGAAGAACCACACTATATAAGATATAATAAAAATAAAGTGCCTTATTTTTGTATTATAAGAGATCCGATAGATAGATTCATATCTGCTATATCACAACATACCGGATCTAATTTTTATGAGTTTAATCCTGATGAAATATTTCAAAGTCAAAAACATTTTAATAATTATTTAGATAATTTAAATAATACTTTAACTAGTAATTGGTTTTTACCTCAGCGTTGTTTTATAAGTAAAGACACACATATTTGGAAATACAATAAACAACTTAAATTTGATTTTTTAAATTGGTTAAAAGAAAGATTTAATATTCAAATAACAATCAAAGAAAACGCAAGAGGTCATATTACTTATAGAGATTTACATAAAAAATATTCTTTAGATAAAAAGTATTATCCTCTTATTAAAAAATACTATCAAAAAGATTACGACTTATTCTAACCAAGGTTTGTAAATAACTTTGCCATCTTCTCTCATAGCTCGCAATGATTGGTTTCTATTACTTTCAGTAGAATACGAACAGTGTATCCAGCCTGAAGTTGGTTCGTTATCACGGTAAAATTCTAGTATGAGCTGGTCATATTCTAAATTTGATTTGATCCAAAGAGCTAGCTCTCTATTATCTACACCAG